TATGTAGGCATTAGTGTGCGGTCAGGTAGGTGACGTTGCCATCGACTCCGACCTGGAAGAACGCCGTGCCAGAACCATCAGCCAGCGGCGCGATCAGCGGCTTCGTGTAGAGCGGCCAGTAGTTCCCCATCAACGTTGGGTCAGAGTTCGGCGTTGGAGTCCAGTAGTTGGGCGGCGGAGTTAGCCCAGATAGATCTGGTAGTTGAAAGACAATTGAATTGTCTGCGCCACCTGTAATTGCTCCATGAATCTCAAGGTGGTTTTCAATGGTGACCATAAAACAAACAGGGGAATAACCGTTGCCGTAATTAGTCCAACCGTTCTGGAACGGAATGTTTAGATACGGGATCGCAGGGTTGTCCTGGTTCAGCTGATAGTTGAACGGTGCCGGGTTGCTGTTGATCTGGTCGTCGGCGTTGTCCACCCCGACCGTGCCAATGTAAATCCAAGGGTCGTTCCAGGCGGCGTCCTGGCCACCAGGCAGATGATCCCAGGAGTGACGGCTGATCGGCTGCCTGGTCATGGCGCCTGATACCAGGTCACACCCTTGAACGTTGAGTACCAGGAGCGGGGCGACAGATCCAACGTCATCGTCCAGTCCGGATACCCCTGATTCAAAGGGTTAACTTGGTGGTGGATTCCGTCGACGAAGAACTGGTTGCCGATGTACTCCAACCCACCCAAAATCGTGGTGTTCGGGTTGATCCCACCACCACCAGGAATCGTTGAGTACACGTTCAACACATCGCCGATGTCGATGTTGCAAAGCATCTCCCACAGGGCGGCGTTCGGAGTGCCGCCGTTCGGGTCAACCGTTTTGAACGTGATCGACGACAGCCGGATCACCGGCAGCTTGAAGTTGTCGACGTAGTATTGGGCGTACGCGAAACACTCCGTTGGGCCGTCGGTGGCCGAATACGGGCCGCCGTGATCGGTCGTCGGGTCGGCGTTCGCGCCGTTACACAACAGGTCGTTCAAAGTGATCTGGCGGACACCGTAGAACCCGATCGACGTGGCGTCGTCGGTGAACTGGCCCGGATATCCGAACTGCAGGAAGTTGTACGGGTAGCAAAGGCAGGCGTTGTAAAGCAGCGTCTGGTCGATCATCCACTGCATGTCGCTGATCGGCGCATACCCTAACGTCTCCGCATAGTCGTAGTCGCCCACATTCCAGAACTTCACCTGGTTCGGGTACGCCTCCGGCTGGAACCTTGGCCAACGGCCACGGAACGTCGCGTTCCCATGCCTGTCCATGTAGAAGTTCGACACACCAGGGAACTCCGCGTCGGCCGCATCCTGGATCGCAGACAGGATCTGGGTGCCCGAGTTGTACTGGTAGCCGATGCACGACACGTTGCCGGTGTTGATGCTCACCAACGGCACCGCCGAACCCGCCGTGTCGATCGGCCAGCCAGCGTCGTCCAGCAGAAGGAAGATGCGGTCGTCGACCTGCTGCCCCAACAGAATCGTCTCGCCCGTTGTGTCCGGCACCAGCTCGGCCCGGTTCAGAATGTCGAACCCGTCAACCAGGTCGATCTGTACCAGCATCGTCGACTTCGACTGGTCAGCATACGACCAGGTGTACGTCGACACATACCCGGAAAACACATCCGAATACACACCGGTCACCGGATCCTGCACATTGATCACAGCCCGTTTCATCGAGCCAAGACTCGACGCGTACGGTGCCGTCCCCGTCGGGTTGAACAACCCGGACGTGTCGACAATCTGGATCGACGCTGTCCCCGTCTGCGTGGTGTCCAGCTCGTACTGGCGGCCACGGTCGACCGACCAAGACACCACAACATGCGACGGCGAGTTGATCCCCACCCCACCAATACTCAGAGACGCCACCGACGGGTCGTCGAGACGCGTCCATGTCGCCGCCGTCGCCCCCGACGACGCGTTATCGACACTCCACGGATCCTCAAACGCGATGCAGATACCCTGCGCCGTCGTCGGGTTCGGTGCGTTCTCGGTGATCGCCATTACGCCGGACGCTTCCCGGCGTTCGCGCCCTTCGTCTGGGTCGAGTTGCGGTTCGCCACCCCAAGGATCTCAGACTGCAGCTTCTTAATCGACCACACGTTCTTGTCGTTGATGTTCACATTGTCAATATGGATCGTCTGGTGCGGGCCCGGATACCGCTTGTAATGCGGCGCAGGCGCAACCACCGACCCACTCCCCTCGTTCACGATCGTCGGCAACGGAATACCAGCCGCGGCCAGGTTCGACGGCACCTTCCCGCCATGCCCCTCGAACTGGGAGATACGCGCCTCCTCAGCGATCCGCTGCGTGCGCGTCAAACCCAAACCGGCCGTCAGATTGTGAGCGGACGGAACCACATAGTTCGACTGGTACTTGTTCCGCTCCAACGTCGTCGCGATCTCTTTCAGCCTGGCCTGAATGTTCTGCGACTCCTCAGCCGTCAACTTGATGTGCTTCTCGGAAGCAATGTTGATCGACTGGTTGATCTTGTCCAACGACGTGATCGTCGACTTCGGCACACCAGGCTGATGCTTGATCAGCGCAATCAGCTGCTTCAACGACTCCGACCCGACATTGGCGCCGAACGCGCCCAGCCCCGCCTTGCCGCCCTCCTTCTTCAGGATCGCCAGCAGCGCCGTCCGTTCCTGCTCACGCGCACGGCCAGCCGAGATCGCACCCGGGTTGTTCGCGTTGATCCCCAAAATGCTGTCGATCCGCTTGTGGGCCGCGGCCGCAGCCTTGTAGCTCTCCTCCGTCGCGATCTTCTTCAGCGCCGCGTTCGACTCACGCTGCAGCGTCACCAATTCCTTGTTCAACGCCACACCCTGCTTCGACGTTGCCGACACCTCGTTCAGCTTCCGGTTCGCCACCCCGATCGTCGCCTGAATCACAGTCTCCAACTTCTTCTGTGCGTTCAACACGTTCGGGTCGTAGCCGGTCGAAGCAGACGGGTTACCAGCCTGCGCTGCAGCCGCCTGCGCCTGCGCCAGCCGGTTCGCCGCGGCAGCACCCAGCGCCCCACCAGGAGTCGTTCCCTTCGGCGGCTTCACAACCAGCGAGCCGCTGCTGGCATTCAAGGCGTTCAACGCCTCCTGCTCCGCTGTGTTCTCCGCCAACGCCGCAGCCTGCGTGCCCTTCGTGAACTTCGTGTCTCCGGTGTAGTTCACAGCAGCCTGGATTGCCGCCTTCAACGCATCCAGGTTCTTCTTCGTGTCCGCATGCGCGACCGCGTTCTGCGCTTCGTTGATCGCTGTCTGGATGTTCGCCGGAAGCTCCTTGAACGCGACAGCGGCCGGATCCATGAAGTTGTTCCTGCCGCCAGGGCCGCTACCCGAACCACCCGCGTTGGTGCCAGGCGGGAGCTGAAGTTTCAGGAACGGGTCGAGGCTGCCAGAGAACTTCTGGGCGAAACTGTTCGTGACCGACGCGGCCAACACCTGCCCCATCGTGGTGCCGACACCGATCAGGTCGGCCTGAACCTGGGCCGGGAGAAGATCAATGATCTGCTTCAACTGGGTCGCCAGGTTCGAGTGGGCAAGAATAATGTCCACTTCCTTCGGCGTCGGGATATGCCCGATCGCCAAGGCCAGCTGCTTCACCAGATCAATCTGATGCTGGGCAAGCGGGTTGTTCTTGTTCTGCTCCTGGTTCGCGATCTGCTGCAGATCAGCCAGCCAGGTGCTGAACACCGACTTGGCAGTCGGGGCGTTCAACGACTGAATCGAAGACAACCCCAACGTATTAACCGACGAAAGCTCGCTGCCGAGCTTGTGCATGCTGGTCGCCGCATGGATCGAGTTGATCGAATTCTGCAACAACACACTGTTGATGTTCAGGAGCTTGCCGGTCGTCTGACTCAAGCCGGTCGCCCTGGTCCCCTCAGCTTTGTTCAGCGCATCTTGCGTCGCCTTCTGTTCCTGAACAGCAGCGTTATAGGCATCAACCTGGGTCTTATAGTCAAGCGTCCCCTTCGCAGCCTTCGTAGTCGATAACGCCAACCTATCGGTGGCGACAGCCTGCAGAGCCTGATCATTCGCAAGCTTCAAAGCAGGGATCGACTGGGTGGCCGCGTCCAGACTCTCCAACGATTTCCGGGCGCTGTCAGTTGCCGTCTGAACCTTCGTCTCCTGTGTGAACAGGTACGCCAAACCACCGGCGACCACACCCAGGCCAAGAGCGATCGGGCCGAACGTAACCTCAGCCAAACCGGCAAGCAGGCCGCCACCGACAGCCTCGCCCTCACCAGCAGCAAGCCCCGCACCGGCCGCGCCGGGCAGAATCACGCCGCCGCCAGTCACACGCTCGGCCGCCTGCGCCACATCCAACGCCCCGGCGGCCGTCGCGGCAGCCTGCGTTTCTTTCGTCAGAATCCCCATTTCAACCGCGGTCGTTTGGATCGCTGCCGACGCGGCCGTCATGCCACCAACGATGATCTCCGTCAGCGACTTGAACTGTGTTTCCCCCTTGGGAAGCAAACCGAAGAACACCAGGAACTTCGCGATGGCGGCATCGGCGCCGATCTGGATTGCCAGGAACGCGCCACCGGCGACCGCCGCCAAAGGCCCGATCACACCCTTCAGACCCTGAACGTGCTGCAACAGTTGATCAATAGCGATGATCAGCGTCAGAACTGGATGTTCCATGATCACAAACTTCGCCAGCCACGAACCGGCCAAAACCTCCAACGCCACCTTCAGGCCGCCGAGGGCGCTGATGCCGTCACGGACAGCGTTGAACATGTCGGCGACGATCGGGGCGACCGTTTCGATCGCGTCCTTGAACAGATTCACACCCTCCGTCGCACCCCTAGTGACCGCCCCCGACTTCAACCAGCCCTGCGCAAGCTTGTCCAGGGACTGCACCAGCTTGTTAAACGACGGCAGGATCGCGTTGCCGATCGCCACCTCAACGTTGTCCAACGCAACCTTGAACTGGTCGATGCCGCCCTGCGGCGACTTCTTGTACGCCTCAGCGGCACCCTGCACACTGTTCGCCAATGCCACCATGCCCAACGCGGCCGTCGCTGCCGCGTCATGCTGTTTCGCCAACTGGGTGGCGGCAAGCTTCGACGCCGCCGTGAAGTGAATGCCAGCATCGGAGGCGGCAGCGATCTTCGCCTTCAACGCGTCCGTGGCGGCCGTCACGACAGGCAGCACGATCCCCTGACGGCGCAACACCGAGGCGTGACCCTCGCCGACCAGTGTTACATCGCGGGTCGCGGTGGCAAGATCAAGGTTCTTCGCCCGGGCCAGATCAGTAGCGACCGACAGCTCATACTCGCCCTGCTTAACGCTGCCGGTAGCAGCCACCAGCTTGTTCAACGACCCCGTCAGATCGGTCTCGGTGAACGCCGCCGCCTCCGACGTCTTCGACACATACGCCTCGATCGCCTTCTGCTGCGCCTGCCAGTCACCACCGACGTTCTGCACGGTGTGGCCCAGAACCTCCTGCGCGGTCGCCAAACCACGAGACGCCTCGATCACGGTGCGCAAAGCGGTGCCGCCGAACAAGCCGACCAGGAACGACGTCGACGCGAACGCCGCCGCCGTGCCCAGGTTGAAGAACGAACCGGCAGCACCACGGGTCGATTTCGCGACCGAGTCGATCTCAGCAGCCGCACCCTTCTCAAACGGGCTCTTGATCGGCTTCTCCTCCGAAGGCGCCTGACGTAGACCCAGCGCCAGCTCGGCCTTCTGGATCCGCTGCTGAGACTGTGATTGCAAAGCGATGTAGGCAGCCTGCTGCGTGCCAGTTGTGGAACGCGCAAGGTTGCCCAACGACTCATACAGAACCCGTTCCTCCTCCAAGGCGGCGATCAGCTTGTTCGCTTCCGCGACAGCCTTCTGGTCGGCGCTAACAGCAGCCCCACCCGCCTTCTCGGAATCAGCCTGGACCAGCTTCAACAGACGGTCGCGCTCGGCGATCGCCTGGTTCAACGCTCCCTGTGTGCCCAAAGCCTCCGGCGAGTCAAGGGTGGCTCCGAACGTAGCCAGCTTCGTCTGCAACGCCGTCACTTCAGCCTCGGTCGCGATCAGCTTGTTCGTGAACGCCTGCGCCGCATCAATCTCCTGCTTAATCGACTTCACCGACACACCAGACATGGCAGCCACAGCCCGCTCGGCCCGCTCGGCCATCGTGATCAGCAGCGCATAGTTCTCGTTCTCCGCACCCAACGCGTCGGCCTGCGCCCGATACCCGGCCGCCAAACCCTCCTGCGTTGCCTTCTGCTGCACGGCCAGCTCGAAGTTCTTCTGCACCAACTTGTCGAGAGCGCCAAGCTGCCGCTCCTCCTCCGACAGGGCAGCCTGACCTGCCTCCGTCTGCACAGCCAAGATCTGCTCCCACAACGCAGACCGTTTAACCATCGCCTGCTGGATCAGATAGTCAGCCGCCAGCCACTTCTCATCTTCAGCCGTCAGACCAGCCTGCTCCAACTGCAGCTGGGCGATCCTCGCGTTGTAAATCGTGGTCTCATCAAGGAGCCGCTGCAGGTCGGCGGTCGCGGTCTTCTCCGCGTTCGCCTGCAGCGAGAAGTTCCGGGTCGCCTCAGAAGCAGACGTGCCAGCGGTCAGCAACGAACGGTTCAGCAGATCAAGGGCGGCGGCATACCGTTCCGCGTCACCGGCAGACTCCACCACCAAAATGCGGAACTGTTCAGCCATCGTCGCCGCGTCACGCTGAGTAACAACCAGATCCCCCAGCACGCCCCTGGCGTTCGCGAGGGCGGTGCTGAACCCCAACAGACGCTGCGAAGTAGCCTCCACCGCAGCCTGCGCCCGAGCCGTCTCCTCAGCCAGAGCGGCCGTCTCAGCAGCCAGCGCCGCCGCTTCCTGCTTCGCCTGCTCCGCCGCAGCTGCCTGGTCACGCTGCGCAGCAGCCTCAGCCTCAACCGCAGCCTTATGCTCAGCCTCAGCCTGCGCCGCCGCAATAGCAGCCTCGGCTTGATCCCTCGCAGCAGCAGCAGCAGCCTCAGCCCCGGCCGCAGCGCCCTGCGCAGACGACCCGGCCGCAGCCAACGCCTTGTTCATCAACTCAAGCGCAACCGACTCCCGCTCGAAATCACCGGCGGACTCCTCCGCAATGATCCGGTACTGCTCCGCCATCGTCGCCGCTTCACGCTGCGTGTTAATCACATCACCGAACTGGGCGCGGGCCGTCGCCAACGCCGTCGACATCTGCTGCTGACCCTGCGCGATAACCCGCGACTTCTCCTCGTAGGAGAGCGTCGTCGCCTGAACCGCCGCCTGCTCCTCGCCCTGCGCAGCAACCACCGCGGCAGCCTCAGCCTTCGCGGCCTCAGCGATCGCCTCGGAAGCAGCGATCTGTTTCTGCTGCTCCTCAACCCTGGCAGCCTCAGCCGCCACCACCTTCGTGATGATCCCTTCCAGCTGACCAACAGCCGTCGTTAGCCGCTCGGTCGCGTTCGCAGCACCGGCGGAACTCGCGGCAGCCGCCTCACCGACCGCAGCCAGGTTCCCGCCGATGCTCGCACCAAGATCCGAGGCGGCCTTCTCGACCTGCTCGATCCGTCTTTGCAGATCAAGCAGAGAGTTGTCAGCCAGGCGGACAGCCGACTGGAAACCGGCAATGTCCGCCCGGATGACAGCGGTGAGAGAAGCTACTTCCATTTAGCTGAAATGCTCCTTGCGGATCTCGTCATGCGACGGCAGCTTCAGACCGCCAGAGCTTCCGCCCTCGCTTCTCGCTTCCTCCAACGCCTGCTCCTGATCCTCGTTCCGCAATTTCAGCTCCGCGAACCACTCGGCCAACTCAAACGATCCGGTCGTCGCCAACATCTCAGCGACGCTTTTCCCCTGCAACTCGGCTACTCGGAAGTAGGCCCGCCGTTCAGGGTGGGCTCGGAGTTTCCCTCCGCCAACTCCGAATGGCGGCCCATCGCCGACAGACGCTCGATCGCATCAAGAATCACCTGCAGCTTGCCGCCGCCAATCCGCATCATCTGGTCAACATCGGCGGAACGCAGCATCTTTCTGCGGTTCCCCGGAGGCGACTCAGGATCAACCAGGCCGTACAGCAGCATCGACCGCTGATACGACTTCACATCAAGCTCGTTCCGGGAGTTCAGAGCCGTCGCCTGCTTACCGATCACTTCGGCACGCTCATCGGCCGTCAGCTCCGACGCGATCACCCAGCCAAGGCCGGGCACATCAATTTCTTTCTCGGCCAGCTTCCCGGCGTTCTCAAGGAACGCACCACGGGACAGGAACTTGCTCTTGATCTCCTTAACGCTTTCGAGGACCTCGTCGCGAAGGTCGATCCTTTCGATCGTCTCGCCGAGACTCGGTTTATCAACAGACGCCATACCGCACCCCTTCCGAATTGAATGTCACTTCTACACCAGCAGATATCGGCTTCACATCGCCGACACCAAACAACGCGCCCCGCGTCACAGGCAGCGCGACCAAAACATTCTGCAGTTCCTGGCAGACAGCCCCGAACAGCACAGCCGTCACCCTTTCCTCCGTCCTGCCCACCACAGACCGTGGCGCCTGGTCGCCCAGCACCGTCCGGTTCTTCACCACCATCGGCACCGTCACCCGCCACCGGTCAGCCACACACGCCACCGCCGACGTCAGGCACGTACCAGAAGCAACGACGTGATCAACAGCACGGCCAAAAGAAACGTAACCAGACGGACGGCAAATCTCAGTTTCTTGAATTGCATGCCACTCCCCTTTCCAAAACTCGAAGGTGAGTTCGTCATTCAACCAATACGACATGCCCGTCGGCGCCTGCCAATCCCAGCCATCCCCGACGTCCAGAAGGGGGAGCCGCACGAACTGATGCGGCTCCCCCAGGAAACTGACCGTTCCCCCACGGCCCTCGAAGTAACGCAACGGTTACGGCGAGTGCTGCAGAGAACCCGTACCGACATAGTCGAACACCAGGGTGATCAGACCGTCGACAGGGTCGGTGATCGTCATCGTGGTGATGTTGACCGTCCCTTCGAACGAACCACCACCCGCAACCGTCTGCATCACGATCACAACCGCAGCCGAGTTGAGCATGTTCTGGTAAAGAACACCCTGCCCGTTCGGGTCGTTCACGACGTCGTAGTACCCGGAGATCGAACCCGAGTAGCCACGCAGACCAGGAACGAAGTGGCGCCACGAGTCGCCCAGCACGGAGGCGTCGTAGTTGCCAGCGTCAATCTTCAGCGTCCACTCATGCACATCGGCGATCGGAGTGACCGGCGTGCCTGGAATGTAGACGGTTCCACCTTTACCCGCGAGAGCGGTTTCAGCCATGAAAGCTCCTTCTCACCTAGAAAAATGATTCCAGGGTGGGCTATCGGCCGAAAAGCTGGAAAGACTTTCCACCTAGCATGTAGACTTCTCTACATGACAGACAGAGCTGACTACCACAAGAACTACTACCAGAAGAACAAAGAACGCATCAAGAAGGCAAACCTTGAATACCACCACGCCCACAAAGACGACCCAGGATTCAAAGAGGCAGCAAGGCAGCGGTCACGGGACTGGTACACCAAGAACCGCCGGGTGAAGGCTACCGCTGAGGGTTCTCCCACCACACATTCAGGTTCTGCGACCACTGATGACGCTCTTTCTCGTCTCTACCTAAATACTGTGGGGATTGGAGGGCGTAGATCAGATGAAACAGCGGCCCCCCCGAGCGAAGCGTTGTCTCCACCACCCCCTGCAGCGCCCCAAATACCGCCTGCATCAGATCGTTTCCGTCCGCAAAAGAACTCGCCTCGGCACGACCTCTGATCTGGATGTTCGGCCGGTCGAACTTCGACTCCGGCTGACCGCCCCCCGTCATCGTCATCACCGGACGCAGACCACCGCGGGTGATCACCGCAACCCCGGTGTCAGGCTGGTCGGGAAGCTGGGTAGCGAACAGGTTCGTCCCGAACGAGGCGACCGCCTGCGAGTTCAGGTACGTGCAAATCTCCCATTCCAACCCAAGACTAGGCATCGGCTACAAACCCTGTGGCCTTCGCGAACTGCGACCCGTTGATCGCCTCCTGCAGCACCGGCCCCAACGCCGTCTCGAACTCGTTCGCCGGATCCTCCAAGAACTTCGCCTTCGTCGGCTCCGCATGGAACACGTCGGTCAGCTCATGAACCTCGGTCGCGTACTGGTCAACAGTTTTGCCCGACTTCGGGTTGACCAGCGACGCCTTGTCACCGATCGCGTAGCCCAACGTGACCGAGATCGCATCGGCAGTATGGACAGGCTCCTCAACCGACGCCGAGCTTTTCAGCGTGCCCGTGTCGACCGGCACCTGCACCTGCGACTCCTCCATCACCTGGTTGGCAGCCTGGATCAGCCCGTTCTCGACCCCGATCAGGATGTGGGTGCCGACAAAGGAGAAACTCGAACCTGTCCGTCTCACAGCGACACCACCACCAGCCACGGGTTCACGTTGTCGAAGTTCGGCCCGTAGAACGTCTCGATCTTCACCGCCTGCAACCGTTGCGCCGTGGACGAGTAAACACCGTTCGGCTGGAACCGGTCGTAGAGCGTGAACGACCGGGCGATCTCATCGTCCCCGTCGAAGTAAATGTCCCAGACCGGCTCGACCACTGTTTCTTCGTTCCGACGGTGAGCCTCCAATCCCGCCGACGTTAGGCCATGAGGCTCCTGCCAGCAATACAGCGTGACAGGTGCGGCGTAGCTATTCGGTTGCGCGAACTCGTCGAACCCCTGGAAAGCCTCCCAAATGATCGGAACCGTCATCAGCTCCTTGATATCCAGAGGGAGCGAAACGGGCTGCGGGCCGCTCATCCAACGTCCACATCAGGTAGGTAAACCTGGTCACCACCGCCAACG